TTTTAAGGAGAGTACAAATGGCTACACAAAATAGCGTGATTTCAGGTGAAGCATGGTTTGCATGGATAACGAAACCCAGCACAATGTTTAAACCTGAAGGAGAATGGATCATCAATGTNGCAAATCTCGATGCCAANAATAAGAAGTTGGCAGAGGCAGAGGGTCTGAATGTTCGTAATGGTCATAATACAATTCCAGGTCATTATGTTAAACTAACTCAGTCCACAACTGATTTCAACGGCAATCCTCGATTGGTGGAAGTTGTTGATGCTGATCGTAATCCATTTTCCAGAGATAAACTTATTGGTAATGGTTCTAAGGTCAATGTTAGTTACCGCCCATCCAAGTATATGAGTAGGCAAACCGGAGAGGAAGCTACTAAAGGATGGTTAAATAAAGTTCAGGTAGTAGACTTAATCGAATACATTCCCGAAGATACAACCTTTGATGTTGTGCCTGGTGGATATGTAAGTGAAGCTGAAGAAATTCCCTTTGCTTCTTAACCCCTAAAGGAGACTTGGAGGGTGGTTAGTGAGCTATTGCTCAATCGGGCCGAACACTATTAGGCAACTAACCACTCTCTCTTTTTTTATATGAAAAAAATTGATACATTAGTACAAGATATATATAATTTATTTTCTCCTAGTCCTGTGAAGATGGATGAGAAAGAAGTAGATAAGTATATTGATATTTGTGGAGATATGATCAAGGTTCATATCAAAGAATTTCTTTATGAAAAACCTCAAACAAATGGACACCTGAGATTATCAGCTATCGGTAAGCCAGATAGACAACTCTGGTATAATATTAATAGTACTAAGCAACGAGAAACTCTTACTCCCAGTACCCGAATTAAATTCTTATATGGTTATATCCTTGAAGAGCTATTGTTACTATGCTCTTCGATTGCAGGACACAAAGTCGAGCAGCAACAAAAAGAAGTTGAAGTAGAGGGAGTTAAGGGGCATCAAGATGCTGTAATAGATGGGGTTCTAGTTGATTGCAAGAGTGCTTCAGGCCGAAGCTTTCAGAAATTTAAAAATAATACTCTTGTAACAGATGATCCTTTCGGTTACATCTCACAGATATCTGCCTATGCAGAGGCTAATAATATAGATGAGGCTGCATTCCTTGCCATTGATAAGTCTACCGGAGAGATATGTTTGACATCCCTGCATTCGATGGAAATGATCAATGCTAAAACCAGAGTTAAACATCTTAAAAAGATGGTGGATAGTCCTGAGATTCCTGAGAGATGTTATCCTGGAGTTCCTGACGGCAAGTCCGGTAATCTTAAACTTGCAGTTGGTTGCATCTATTGTGGACATAAGAAAGAATGCTGGGCAGATGCTAATCAAGGTCAGGGCATCCGAGCATTTCAGTATGCAAATGGAAAAAGATTCATGGTTCAAATAGGTAAAGAACCTGATGTTCCTGAGATAGCTTTATCATAAGCAATGCATTGGATATTTTATAAAGAACCAAACCTTACTCAGTTTGGATTTGTCTACATCATAACTAATTTAAAAACTAAAAAATCTTACATTGGATGCAAACAATATTTTAATTATAGAAAGAAGAAAAAGAAATCAGAATCAAATTGGAAAACTTATATGGGATCAAGTAAATCACTCCTTGAAGATATTAAAAAGAGAGGAAAGAAAAACTTTCAATTTGCAATCATCGAAGAGTTTAAAAATAAAAGAAGTTTAAAATACTATGAATGTTATTATCAAATTAAACTCCATGTCCTGACAGCTACACTGGAAGGAACAGACGAACCTGCTTATTATAATAATTATGTAGGAGGTAAATTTTATAGACCAGTAGAAGAATATCATGATTCTTTCACCTGATGTTTCAACTGAATCTTTATATGATTTAACAAATAAAGATTCTTATCAAGCTTTATATCTTTCTGTTATCTTACAAGCTATTCTAGATCTATGTAAGCCTGAAGCTGAAGGGGAAGCTAGTGAAATAAAAATACAAAGAGATCAAGCTGACGCTTGGTTTTTTTCTTCTATTGGTGTGACATGTGAAGATTTTGAAACTGTATGCTTATATGCTAAAGTTGATCCTGTTAAGATAAGGGTATTTGCATATGAAGCTATTAAATCTGGAGATACTAAAAATGTCAGAAGAAAATTCCAATCCTTACTCTAGTCCTCTGGACAAACAAGTAGGTGGAGATCATTATAAAGATTGTATTATACAACCTACAGTCTATTGCCAATTAAATAAATTAACTACATGCGAATCAAATATTGTAAAGTATGTTACCAGACATAACAAGAAAGGAGAAGGGAAGGAAGACATAAAGAAAGTAATTCATTATGCTGAAATGTTACTGGCATTAGAATATCCAGAAGAGGGGCAACAAGCAGATCTATTTAATGATTTAATAGAAAGGGGTAGGCATGTTCAAATCAAATCGTAATCCACAATTCAGATCTAAGTTCAGTGAAGACATATTTTATACTAAGTATTCTCATGAAGGGGCAGAGACTTTCCATGAGTTGGCTTGCACACTAGTCGAGGATGTATGCCAAAACAATCTTAGTAAAGATGAGAAGGAAGCATTGATAGATCACATATCCAACCTTCGATTTTTACCAGGCGGCAGATATCTTTATTATGCTGGTAGAGATAAAAAGTTCTTTAATAATTGTTACCTTCTTAAAGCAGAGGAAGATACTAGAGAAGATTGGGCTAATTTATCTTGGAAGTCTGAGTCTTGTCTTATGACAGGCGGTGGTATTGGTGTAGACTATTCGACCTATAGACCAGAGGGACAAACCTTGAAGGGTACTGGCGGTATATCCAGTGGTCCTATACCTAAGATGCAGATGATCAACTCCATAGGTCAGAAGGTCATGCAAGGAGGCAGTCGAAGGTCTGCTATCTATGCATCCCTGAACTGGAAGCACGATGATATAGATAAATTTCTCGTAGCTAAGAACTGGTTCGATATGCCTGTAGGTAAGACAGATGAAGTAGGTTCTCCCTTACCCGGAATGTCTTATGGAGATATAAAACAACAGGACTTTAACTTTCCTGCTCCTCTGGACATGACTAATATATCTGTTAATTATGATACTGAATGGTTGTTAAACTATTGGGAGAAAGGAGATCTAGGACATGTCTTTAGGACTAATGTACATCAGGCTCTTAAAACAGGTGAGCCTGGATTCTCATTCAACTTCTTTGAGAAGGAAAATGAAACCCTCAGAAATGCGTGTACGGAGGTTACTAGTGAAGACGATAGTGACGTATGCAATCTGGGGAGCCTTAATTTTGCTCGTATTGACGACCTTAATCAGTTGCAAGAGGTTGTCCAACTTTCCACAAAGTTTCTATTGTGCGGCACCCTCAGAGCAGCACTCCCCTACGAGAAAGTGTATGAAGTTAGAAATTCAAATAGACGTTTAGGTCTTGGCCTGATGGGNCTTCANGANTGGTTGATACAACGANGACATAAGTATGAAACGACACCGGAACTTCACAGATGGTTCAAGGTATATGAAGCGGAGTCAGATAAGGTAGCNAGATCTTTTTCCAACAAGCTTAACATCTCTATACCTGTTGCTGTCAGGGCTGTAGCTCCTACTGGTACGATAGGGATACTGGGAGGTACATCTACTGGAGTAGAACCTATCTTTGCTGTAGCTTATAAGAGAAGGTATCTGAAGAATAAGAGATGGCATTACCAGTATATAGTTGATAGCGTTGCTCAAGAAATGATTAAACTTTACGATATTAAGCCTGAGAATATTGAATCTGCTCAAGATCTGGTAACTGATTATGAAAGGAGATTAAACTTTCAAGCCAATGTTCAGGAGTATGTAGATATGGCTATCTCCAGCACCATTAACCTACCAGCCTGGGGAACTGAGGATAACAACGAAGGTAAGGTAGAGGACTTTGCCCAGACCTTGGCTAAGTATGCTCACAGATTGAGGGGTTTTACCTGTTATCCTGATGGATGTCGAGGAGGTCAGCCTCTGACAGTAGTTCCTTACTCAGAAGCTGTAGAGAAATTAGGAGAAGAATTTGAAGATAATATACAGACTCATGATATTTGTGAGATCACCGGATTAGGTGGAACTTGTGGAGTTTAAAAAAAAGACTTGTTATATGGTTAAAAATGTAGTATAATATAGTATATAGAATGCCAATAGTGGGTTCTATAAACTCTTGCTTAAGAAGGAGAACACTATGAATGTACGCCTTGAAGGTAATTGGGGATTCCTTGATACCCTCGTAATAAATAATTTTCAACGATGGGCAGTAGGTTATGATAGATTATTTAAAACCATGTTGGATGCACCTAGCAGAGATGCTCAGACTTATCCACCGCATAACTTCATAAAGGAATCGGATGAAGAGTTCAAGATTGAACTAGCTTTAGCTGGCTTTAAGAAAGAAGATGTGAAGGTAGTTCAGGAAGAACAGAAGCTAACAATTAGTGGCAACAACTCTGAAAAGGAGGATCAAGAAAACATTCTACATAAAGGTATTGCAAATCGAGCATTTACCAAAATTTTTTATCTTGCTGAGAACATCGAAGTCACAGAAGCTACATTTGAAAATGGGATGGTTATCATCAAGCTTAGACAGGATATTCCAGAAGATAAAATGCCGAAACTTATTGAATTTAAATAAGGAGATGGGAGGGCATTCATTGAGTGCCTTCTCTTTTTATGGGAAATATTAAATGAAAAATCCTATAGTTAAAGAAACAGGTAAATGGATATTAAAAGGATATATTATATGGTCTATCTGTGCTGATCTTTCTCTTATTGGGGGATTTCTATATTTACTTTTGAAATACGGATAAGGAGATAACTTTGAGAAAAGATGAAAAAATAAATACAGTTTTTATAGGCTATGATCCTAAAGAGAAAGCTGCTTGTTCTGTATTAAAATATATTATTAAGGAGAACTCACCCAAACCTATTCATGTTAGGTTTCTCAGAAAAGATATTCTTGAATTAATGGGAATGCATTACAGACCTTACGAGATTGTCAATGGACAATACATAGATAAGATAGATCAAAGACCTTTCTCAACTGAGTTTAGTTTCAGCAGGTTCTTGATACCAGCCTTGATGATGTACGAAGGATGGGCTTTGTATATGGACTGTGATATGTACCCCAGAACCGACATCAATGAATTGTTTGAGGAATATGATAACGAGTTCTTTCCTCTCTATTGTGTGAAGCATAAGTATGAACCGCTT